GAAGCATATGTTTACATCCTTGCATTTTGCTTGCACACCAATATATGTAAGGCGAGTATTAAACCTATTCTTTGCTTTTTCTAAGCGTTTATGTGCTATACCGTATACTATAGTGTCGCTATCTTTTACAGCGTAAACGTTATGATACGTTACTTTCATGGGATTAGTTCCACATTAAATATAGAGGTAAAAGTGTTACACTTTAGTACAATATCTTGGATATACTCTAATTCTTCTTGAAGTACATTAATAGTCCATGGTTCATATTGCGTATACGCTTCCATCATAGAAAATCCAGCTTGGCTATCTATTGCCCTTTGATACAATCTTCCAATGAATGCGTAGTAAATGCGCCACGTATCTTCAACGTGTGCATCGTCATTGTGTTTTAAACTTATCTTGAGTGTGGGCATAGTGCCTCCTTAGTTGTATATGATGGTGCGCCAGGTTGGATTTGAACCAACGTTGATGTTATCTCCACCGCTACGGTACTCCGATTTATAAGAACGGGCCGGTACTGGCGCATAAAGTTCGTTTGTTTCACATGTATATTATAGCCTGTCACAGCTATTGTCTCATGCATAGGACAAACGTTCCCAAAACCTACCATGTCACTTTTTATCTAAGTCAGTCATAGCATGGTTTGACTTCCTGTTAGTTAGGATTTGTCTTCGTCGCTTCTTTATTAGCTGCGCGAACTACCGTAGCTAAGTAGTCTGCTTGTTTCATATTTTGTACAAATACATACCATGTAACAACTTCAGGTGAAGTTGTTGGTATCTCTACTGTATACACTATTCCAGCTTCTTTAAAGTGTCGCTCGAATATAGAGAGCTTCCACGTATCGACTAAGATGATACATCTAATAGAGGTTGTATGTTCACCTATCATTCACCCTCCGGTACATATAACACATACCATAACGCGCTCTCTGCATATGTTATGGACATGTACTCTTGGTAATCTTTACCTTCTATTGTACTTTTAATAGCTGCTACAGTTAGTTGAACGAGAGTTTGACACTCCGTCCACGTCGTATTACTATTTAGGTTCCATTGTTTCTTAACGTGCTTAGCTGCGCAAACCGCTATACTCCACAATATAGGATTCAAATCCTTTAGTGTATCTTTTACGTTGTAGTGTGTGACGTTAAAATATGGCATTAGAGGTTCATCCCTTTATCTTTAATCATATACTCTCGCATTATATTTGCATACGTTTCTACCAGATTCACTCTAATAGCTAAGTATCCTTTACGTACTAATACGTAATCTCTACTGGTACATTCATTGTATACTTTACGGTTCAAATTAAAATATGTATCAGAATTGTACCAGTCCATAAAACTACTACAAGAAGCATGTTTATTGATTTTACTAACTGCTAATCCTATAGCTAAAGAGAAATCAATAAGCATTATAAACTGATTATACGATTCAGCACAATTAATTACTAGCGGATGATGGGTGTGCCCTTTCTTGTACAGTTCACCGTTACTTTTACGCATTGTTATGGCGCCAAGTTTCAGATGCTCCACACTAGCTATTATTTGACAGCATTCCACTAGTTGCTTTCGACCCCTTATAGGGTCAGCTTTCATTAATTCGTATGCAGCGTGTGCGTAGTCTGGATGTGATATAAGTAAGTTCATGTTGAACTCCGTGTATGCTATTGTCAATAGTGATGGTGCCACTGGCAGGAGTCGGACCTGCTGTATCTTTCTTACAAAGAAAGCGCCTTACCGTTCGGCTACAGTGGCATATTAAAAAGCTCTCTAAGTATGCTTTGTGGTACGCTTCTACCATATTTAGTGTGAAAACTCTTATTTAATCTACATATGCTACACTTACAATATCGGTATGATGATAATGTGCCATGCACATTTCTATTCTTTGTTACTGTTTGACCTCTTTCTTCTATACTCTTTACAGTATGACACTGTTTACACAATAATTGACATTTATCTAATTCTTTGTATCTGTCAAACTGGGATATCGCATATTTTTTTGATACCTCAAATACCTTTTGCGTTCTATCTTTATGGTCTATCTCATAGCTATTATATTTGTTACCACAAATAGAACACTTATCTCCTAGATACTCATACATTTCCCTTTTTATACGATAATAGCGTTCTAGGTTATATACTCGCATGTATGCATTGTATTCTTCTCTAGTTTTAACCATATGAAGGTATTATAGAGCAGCATTATATTAAGTCTACTGTTATTATTGTGGTGCTCTGCAAGCTATAAGTTAAACTAAATCTCAGCTTATTACCACATAGAATGTTTATATTTATAAAAGCACCGACTTTACAGGGTGTGCTAGGCCCACAAGATGTAGACGCTATATGCTATATAATAGCTGCGTGGACGATGCCTCGCCGTGTGCGTCTTTTTATACTATATGCTATTAACACATTGCTTCATCTAATACGATACCACGAATCGGATCGAACCCCTTTGTGGATGGTATTACGATTTGTGTGGCAGGTAGTGACGTGTGCGTCGTGGTCTCTGGTAGAGATACTGGTTTGCCTACGACGTATGGCTTATCGGGTTTAATTGTAGGTGTATTCATTACTGTTGCCCTCTGTTAATAGTTGTTGTTTTGCTATCGTTCACACGAATCTTTCTACCACCAATTATAGGATCATATCCTTTTGTAGTAGGTAGTGGAGGTACTTTATTCACTGGCTCTGTTATATTCTTAGTTAATACAAGTGTCTGTTGTCCATTCACATTTGTAGGACCCACGCGAGGCTTGTCATAATTATGCGTCGTGTTCTCAGCTCCAGTAGGTGTCGGTGTGCCACTCGGTACTTTAGGTCCATCAGCAGTTAGCTGTGTGTATCGCATATTAAGCTCATACTCTGGCGCTAATACAGGATCAACGCTCCATAGTGCACGACTTTTCTTCTCGCTTACAGTAGGTGTGCTAGTTCCTAGTTTCTTAGGCACACTATTCTCTTGTGGACCATCTAGGTTTACTTTTTCATAAGGTTGTTTATTCATGTTGTATACTATATCTCGATTCTGCTAATAGTCAATAGTTATAAATCTACTTTACTCCCATTATAACATCGTGCCATCTGTTCCATTTGCATGGCGATGCCATATCCTTATTCCAATACCCTATTACCGCCTTTACTTGTGCATCCGTCAAACGGTGTCCTTGAATCAAACGACGTAGCCAGAATCTCTCTCTTTCATTGCCTTTTATGTATGTACGTTTTACATTGCGAGGAATCAAATTTTTATGCTGTGTATGCGTCATTCCTATGTCATTCTGCAAGCTAGTACGTCTTGTTCTAATAGATGGTAGCATTGCATTGCGCAGCGCCTTCGCCGCTTGGAGCACTACCCATCTAGTTGTTAATAGATGATCTGGACGCTTTAATTTACCATCATCGTTAAAATCAGATGGTGCATAAATAGAGTAATTATGGAAATCTGGGTCATTGTGCCTATTATAGGTGTTATTAGACATTCCTTCCATTACCCATAGTGCATGCTGTATTGTACTACGCACTTTTTTAGGTGGAGGTGGAAATGTCATATGATATCCTCGTGACTTGTATTATACCACAAAATACTTAAAAGTCTAATGTTATAAACTATTATAAATATCTATAAACATCTTGCGTCTTACGTAGTTAACTATATAGTGCGCCAGATTATTTGACAACTAGCTGCATAGATGCGAATAGATGCTGAAGGGTGACAGAGCTTATTTCCCGACAGAATCAGCGTATTCCTGGGTAGGTTATTCATCCCTCTGATCGTAACATAGTTTATAGCACGATGGCCCGCATGTAGTCTAGTCCTATACGCGGTTACGATATGGATAATAGAAGGCTACCAGAACAACGAGTAACTAGGGAGTAGAGGCTGCCATATGTACCTTCAATTCTAAATAGCCAATGATGCAGTTAGGTTCTTTCGTGTATAATTGTATGTTTCCCACCTTGCTTTGTAGAAGGTGGGTTTACTTGTTTGATGATATTAGGCGGAAAATGTAAGGAAATATGGGATGTGATGGGTAGAGAACGACGTGGGCGTCGCTTCATTAATCCTAAACCATATATACATACAAGAGAGAAAAAGCCTACTTACCAAAAAAATAAATTAAAAAATATTACTATACTCCAGTATAGTATAAATAAATAAAAAAAAAAAAAAAAAAATAAAATATACATATCCTCTCTTGTATGTATACACTACTTCTAACCTGGTTCCCCGGCGCCCACGTCGCTCTCTACTTCCACGATACCTGCATCATAATGCGCTACGCAATGTATCTTCTACCTTGAGGGAGGAACACGGCGTTCACGATGCACACGTTATAAAGTTAATCTATAACTCCACCATATTGCAATGTGATATTAATATAGTGTTTATAAAGTGTGCATCGTGAATGACATGTTAAATGTAATATACTACAGTACAGGATATTTGAGGTACTGTAAAATAGGGGGGTCCGCCAAGCGGCGTACGCTATAGGAAGGTGTACCCTCCAGGATGGCGCAAGAATTGCGTTTCTTATAGGGTAGGACGAACGATCGGAGGGTACAAGCGGCAAGGATACCCATTTAGGAATTATTCCAAAAATAGCCTGCGTTCTAGGGTCCACATAGACGGTATGTAGGGAAATCCTACATACATATTTACATGAGCACACGACGTTCACGATGCACACGAAGTAACGTAGTTCATTAAGTCTACGCCATTACAATGTGTGAATCGTGAACGTCGTATGGTGGGGTGTAGGAGCGTTTGTCTTATACACTAATAAACATTACGACGTTTACGATGCACACAATGAACGAGTAGTTGTTGCAAACTACATATATACTTATATGAGTTTTCAGCTAGGTTCATATAAGCACATAGTATTCAGTGTGTGCATCGTGAACGTCGTAAGGGAGTTAGACATTCGCACTAATAAACATATTATCTTCTACGATGGTGAACATATATGCGTTTTCGTTATATATGTTGCGTGTATGAAGTAGCCATATGGCTTCACGCTTTGAGATTTCTACGTTTGTCAATAAATTGCGTCCTTGTAGTACGACGTACACGTTGTGGACTTTGTTAAGAATATCAGAGATACTAGTCATTAGATGATCCTATTGAGATATTGCGACGCATACGCCTTAATATGGTATACGTCGTGGATGTCATTAAAGAGAAAACCTAGAGTATGTTTGTCTTGTCCGCTTTTAGCGACAAGGAGTACACCGTATGATTTGTATAATGGGACATCTGCTACAATTTTAATTGTATGCGATGGTCCGTATTTTGTAAGAAATTGACGGATTAGTAGGGTATTAACCATAATAGGCCAATGCTAGCGCTGATACAACTAGCGCGATTACAAGCCATACATCACTGGCTGAAAGTCGTGTATCCCATTTAGGCGGTTTGGAGTACATGGATTGACACCCTTTCGTTGTGTAAGTCGATGAATGAGCACATATCTATTGCCATATTGAAGGCAATATCAAAAGACTTGGCGAATGCAATAGTGCGTCCAGCACAACGTATGATGTACATGATGGCTCCTATGAAGCCTTATATGTGGTTTATTCCACATGATTAGGCATAACAACGTTTAGCACATTATTTATTTAGTGTCCGCGAGCATCATAGCAAGGAACGTTGAACCTTGCTAGATTATAGAATCGAACACTCTATGCGCCATGTGCCATGGCAACATTGCTATACAGCGATACAATCCATACGTCACGTTTCGTGTGTGGGAAACGCAACGAACGTGGAAATAGATATAAACAACGCACGCAAAGCGCACGATGCTGGTCTACTCCACTATATGGCACCCTAAGCAACGCATACGACGATTCGTCACGTTAGAATGATATACGGTTGCACATCTTGTGCGCGCATCGGTTTCCGTCAGCGCATACCAATATATCACCCCTCGGAACTACCGCCTAGGGTTATGTTGTGGTGCTAGTAATTGGTGGCATACTAGCAATGCCTTGTGCTCAGCGTATAGCGCGGTAGAAACGAAGAGCGCCCTTCATGTGCGCGCTCTTTTGAGTCCATTCCAGTCCTGGCGTTGCAGCGATGGCCAAAGCATCGACAGCGGCAGCCGACAAGAGTGGACGGGATGCAGTTACAACAGTTGCAGCATGAGCCTTAGCAGTCTCATCCCCATAGCGTTTTGCAATCTGCTGCGCTGACTCCGATGCGATTAGAGCGTGGCAGGCGTCACTAGACACCTTTAGCTCTACCGTGCTTTCATTAACTTTGATGCGTAGACCCATGGTATACTCCTCGCACATATCGTGCGCTTATGTGCCTTGTATGTGGCACTAGGTGATACCATATTATAGCTAGCCTCGTGCCAACGACGCACACGACGCACACGTTGTAACTTGTTATACCATATACACTTATAGCTTGTTGATATATACAACATATAGTGATAGTGACACATAGTGGCACCGTGGCGATACACACGTTGTAACTTGTTATACTATATACACTTACACTATGCCACATATTGGCAACGTTGTGACACTGTTTGTCATGTCCATTTATACAACGGGGGGAGGGTTTGAAACGTTTAATTTGTGGACGCCGTGCGTATAGTGCCGAAATAAAATTTGCACGGCGCACACGTTGCACTATACGTAACCATAATTACATCGTACACACCGTCAACATCATAACAACAACACACATCACAAAAAAATTTTTTGCAAAATTTTATAAACATATCATTTGCATTAAGGTACAAATACGATAGCATCTCTGTACATATGCGATTCACCTGTCCTAGAAGAATCTCTATAGAGTCTACAGCTAAGGATAGTGACGAGTGGATAGATGCATGTGTAGCATCAGAGTGCAGCTTCTGTGGAAGTATAAGTGGATTAGATTGCCTAGCATTAATAGAGAGCAACGTTGTATACCCTGTAAATAGGTATAAGATAAAGATAGCTAATAAACGTGTTTATCTTCTACATCTATCGGAGTTAGAGCAAGAAATGTTTGTATCTCTATATAATAATGGCATTATGGTAGTGGATAAAGGGGATTTCTCTATAGAAACTAGACCGTATTTTATGGTATGTAGTAGAGGATAATCCTATGGCCAGCTTAAATAATAAATTTCCAGGTATAGATTTTGGCACTAAGAACATTAGTGTTGAAGCTGGTCAATGTGCAGACGACAAAACGACGTACACGTTGACACTAACTGCCATACCAGAAGTAAATGGCGATCACACTGTAAGTATTGATCTAACGCCTACAGAGAACAAAGTAGCATGGTATTATGTTAATAGTGGATCAGACATACCTCTATTTAAAACAGCATCATTTCTATTTACAAGCACCGTAACAACGTATACACTGAAAGCAAAGACAGTAGCGACACATAGTGACATATTAGGAACAGACGATCTATTCGCAGAGCCGATGCCGTATAGCGTTGGGGCTATATATGCTCCTGCATGGGCTGGTGGGTATGGTAAGATTAAATGCAATATAAGTAAGAATCCTATTAAGTGTCCTACTATAACTGTGCTGACGGCATTGGAGACTATTTGTCCGGCTCCACCTGATATATGCGCTTTGGGGCATGATTTAGCATATCTACCTATTGATACTGGTAGCAGTTGTGACACTGATATAAGTGCGGTTACTATAGCTGGAAGCGACTGTCATGGTAACTTTTTGGCTTATGATATGATTAAGTACAATGCACCTAATAAGATTTGGGCTAGAACACATGATGGAGCGACATCTGTAGCAAACGCACCGTTTTGGGCTATTGGTGTTGATAGTTCATTTAGGCTACAGAGTATCAATGTAACTTCTGTAGCTGGAGCTAGAGAATGTCCATCATCTGGTGATAGTGGTAGTGGGGGAGGTGGTGTAGTAGCACATAGTATCTCTACCACTAATCCTGGTTATGTATCACCACAGACTAATAGTAGTGTAAGTGGATCAGCTACTGGACCTGTTGGTATTGTTGGTGTGTTTAGTTGTGGAGCTACTGGACCAGAGGTTCCTCCGAATCCTACTGGTAAACCGTGGAATGTAGCATGGCCATCAACAACAGTTGGTCCATCCTCTATGACATCATGGACACCATCTCCACCAGCAGGAGATGGGCTATATAGTGTAGCATGGCTAAATCAGATAATAAATATCACAGCTCCTATAGCTGGAACAGTATCGTTTGATGGATCATCATGGTCGTATTCTGGTAGTGTTCTAATAACTAAAGCGTGTGGTAGCGCGACAGTGCATATAACACCACAAGGTGGTGGTAGTCCAAGTGGCAGTGGAACAATACAAGATTTCGAAGACTCACCTCCTACTGTTAATAATTCAACACAGTCAGTAGTGTCATTAAATGGACTTCGTTCAGGGGCATCTATGGAGATATCCATTACAGCTACTGGGTCTAGACAGCACTTTGCTAATACAGTAGAGTTCTCTATGAACGCGACGCTCTCTGTGTACGTCTAACAATACCAATCAGCACGGCCTTCTTTTTTGCGACGTGCAATTAGTTCACGTATTGATTTATGTCCACCTATAGCATATGACACAAAACCAGGAAGCATCTCTACGTTAAGTGCAGCATCTTCTGTAGGAACTTCTACTTTGATGCGATCTATAACCTCATATGTACCATTAATAAGAACACTACGTTTAGACTCTTGAAGTCTAGCAATAAGAATTTCTTTTGTTCTAGTAGCAATAGCAAGATCATTACCAGATAGATGCTTCGTAATCATATTAGCATCTTTGATTTGCTTATCTATTAACGCTATACCCTCTGTTCTAGTTAATATTGTTCTACGGTAATAGGCTACTTGAGGCATGATAACTCCTCTATCTTTTTGTTTAAACGTGCGATTTCTGTTTCATAATAGTCAATCATATAAAGTGCATCTCTACGTACCATCATGCGTCTAGCTATATCTATTAATTTACGGCTCCTAGCCGAGCCTGGAGAAAACTTACTAGTAATTTTACCTTTAACAAGTAACATATTAGGCTTGATTTTATTAGCTGTAGGAGGCTCATACGCAACCACTTGTGTATAAAACATTGTACTCATTCTAATGTTCCTTTTAGTTGTTCATGGTGTATTATTTTTGTACGATCATTAGCGGGATTTATTACAGACTTAATATTGAGGGCTGATGCACGGCAATCCAGATAATGTATACCAACACCGCCGTAAATAGTAGTATTAAACCCAATAACATTAAAACCCATGCGGCGACGTGTTTGATAAATCGGCAAAGTATATCCAGACTTATTGACATTATTTTCTGTACGCGCGATAATTCTATCATATTTACCTTTGTCTCCAGCATGTTTAACTGCTTCTGCGTAACGACGTTTCATACGTGGTTGAAAATAAATATTCTTATATTTAATACTGAACACGTCGCACACGAGGAATTTTATTGGGCGAGAATCTTTAACAATAATATCACTTACTATGAATTCATTCTTCATAGAGTCATACCACACATTATCTATCTTGTCTGCTACTTCCGTATCTACTAATAGATAAGAAACTCGATCTTTATACCTAGTGGCTTCTTGTGGGAGTCTGAAATGTCTACTAGCATCAGATGCAGTAGCGACCCAAGGATTGTTAGTAATATCATCACGTTGACGAAGCTCTAGTAGTACGCCTTCCTCTACTATATGTCTACGTATTATACTCTTGTTTATAGCTATAAATTGGTTATCGTTAGGATCTATACGATAATCTAATTGATTATTACGATTACACTCAGCTCTGATAGATGGTATCTCTTCTATAGGCATTCCCATAGCTGCGGATAATACCAATTTAGCTAGTTCAATACCTGTAGGTGTGTATAGTTTACTATTACTAAATACACAATACATAGGTATATATGTACGTAAGTATGTATTTATAAGAATCTTTACTTTAAGCTTTGATGGAAATCCATAGTGTAATACACGTAGTTCTAGTTGTTCGCACTTGTATTTGTTTGTCCAACGCACTCTAGGGAACTTCTGTGATTCATATTCTTCTGCTGGTTTACGTCTAATATTTGCTATATTACCTGTAGTTTGTGCATTTTTTATTACCTTTTTGGTAAAATTTCTAGGGAAATAGTCCTCATTTGGTTCAATTCTTTGCCACTTATTATCTAAATAACAGTAATGATACGCTAGAAAACTAGCTAAAGACCCTGCTGTAGTGTTGTAAATACCATACTTTCCACGCATATACCAGTGATAACGTGCTACTAACTCATAATATTCACGAGGAAATAATGCGGAAATTATACTACCATCACGTTGTACACATTGTAACTCTACCACGTTATCTACTATAACATATCTATTTTGCTGTACTGGCATGGGTAAATTATACCAGCGTATAGTTAAAAGTCAAGGAGTTTTTACGTAAACGTTAGCTGTCGGTGTATTAGCATAAGGTAGATGAGCACGACCACCACATATAAGGCAACGATATTCGCAAATCCAATTTGATGATCCAGGAGCGGAAGTAGATGTAGTATTATTTGAAGTAGTTACACAATACGGGCTGCCAACTTGCTGCCAACTATGATTACAGAATTGGTTAGGTAGATTCATTTCTTTACCAATACTTCTATAAATAATGGATCTACTTCTGTATCGTATGGTTTATTATTTGGATTTGGGTCGTGAGCTATATACCATTTTTTACAACCACTCTCGTAATCTCTATTATCGTAGAGTTTCCAACAACCAACCACAGCATGTAGTCCACCATTAAATATTTGAGATGGCACAGTGGCTATATGATACATACCTTCAAGTCCACGCCAATCATGTAACTGTTTCCATTGTAAAGTCATAAAATTATATCCTATATTAGCACACCATTTAAGCATTTCTTTATGGTAGGATGGCATATTACCGCGATCAACAGCATCAGCCAGAAATGATGGGACATCGTCACGTTCTAGTATAGAAGCAATACATGCAGATAAACAATCTCCACGTACACCATCTATTATTTTTTGATATACTGGTTTCATAGTAAAGCTTCAGCCTCCTGCCATATTATAGCACCATGGTTAGGGATATAGTTTAATAAATCTTTTCGTTTCCACGCTCTAGCTATTTTACCTGTATGAAGATATATAATATACTTCCACATATAAACACGAGGACTCGTTACACACAATATAGTAGGTATTGTCATTGTAAAGTCAGTAGCAAATACTTGTCCTTTACTTTGCTCATAACACCATGATAACTTCTTTAACGTATCAGCATAAGCTATTGGTACAATAGCATCTATTGTATACGCTCCAGTTATACGTAGAATCAGACCATCTTTAGTATCTGATTGTAACCACTCATTAAGTATAGCGCTCACTTTCCCTCCAAGCAATCGCCATCAGTATTGTATATGTCATATACAGATGGACATGTATTTTTATCAGTACATTTATCACAAGTAATAATATCTTCAAGTTTCTGTCCACTTTTAATTGCCTTTTTGTACCCCATACGATTTAAATATGCGATCATTTGATTTCGCTTTAATTCTAGTAGGGACTGCGAGGACATAGGCAAATTATACTTGACTATATAGAAATGTCAAGTATAATATACGTAGGTATAAAATATATGGTCGATGCAAAAATAACAGATACACTAGATACCACACAGTTTTCAGATATGTCTGATGAACAATTGTTGTCATTAGGTTTAACAACAGAAGAAATAGCTACGTTGCGCGCGATACCTGCTCCAAAACTTAGTAGTATGATACCTATAGCTGTAGCAGCAGGAAAAGCTAAGGCTAAAGAGATACAAAGCAATTTAACTTTTGATCCAGAAATAGACGTAAGTGGCCATAGACGCTGTGTGTATGTAAGTGTTAATGGGGATCGCTGTACAAACTATGGAACTAAAGATTTACCAGTTTGTAGTAAACATAAAAGTAAAGCAGCATCATTAGGGACATATTTCCGCTCTCCTAAATTGAGAGAGACATATGAAGCATTTAATAACTCTCCTGTAAAGATGCATTGTGATGGAGAGTTAGCATTGATGCGCACGATGCTCTCTGCTCTACTAGAAAAAATTAACGATGATAATATCAATTTAGAAGTCATTGGTGCTGTAACAGCTATGTGTGAAAAGATTACAACTACTGTAGATCGTATGTCTAAGCTGGAAAAGATAACACCAGAACAACTTAATAACTTAATGATTCGTATGGTAGATGTGGCAGCTAAGTATATAGACCCAGAAAAACTTGAGTTGTTTGCTAAAGATGTAGAAGATATGAAGATAGGTGGGAATAAAGTAGTAGCTAATTACGACTTTATTCCTGGAGAAGTTATAGATGGGGAGACTATAAAAGAAGTCAAAGCAGCTATAGATAATGGTGCAGATATTCAACGTAAAGCGTTAAAAGACATAGCTGATAAAATGGGGATAGTAAATGAACAATGATATTGATTTAAAGCGGCAACTAGCAGATGTAATAAGAGCTAAAGCCAATGCTACTGTAAAATCAAAATTAACACCTATTGAATGGGGTAAAATTTATACACCCCATTTCTTTTTTAGATCATTTTGCGATTTTCATATAGATATGTCAAATACATTGCATGATATGACATACCATAGAGGTAGTAAAATCGTAGTAGTAGCTCCTCGTGGAAATGCAAAGTCAACCATTTGCTCTATGTTAGCGCCTTTAAAGGCTGTGTGTGAAGGTACAGAGAAGTATATATTACTTATATCAGATACTGGAGACCAAGCTAAGAAGTATCTAAAGACTATAGCAGACGAGCTAAAGTATAATGAAGCATTAAAAGAAAAGTATCCTCATGCATGTAAAGAGGGGGACATATGGAATGCAGATCACATAGAGACTGCTAGTGGTGTATGTGTTGAGGCTATAGGTAAAGGCGCTAGTGTACGTGGTCGTAAGTTTAAACAATACCGTCCTACACTTATAATTTTAGATGACCCTCAAGGGGATGATGATATACAATCTCCATCTACAAGAGAAAAGGACATGGCTTGGTTTGATAAAGCATTAGTACCATCTGGTGATACTGATACTAATTTCTTTGTCATAGGTACAAATCTACATAAAGAATGTATTGTTAATGTGCTATTACCTAGACCAGATTTTAAAGCGATGCACTATGCATCTATAATAGAGTGGCCTACTAATATGGAGTTATGGGGTGAGTGGGAAACTAAGTATATACACGGTAGTAAGGAAGAAGCACAAGATTATTATAATGAAAATAAAGAGATGATGCATGAGGGGGCGAAAGTATTATGGCCAGAGAAAGAATCTCTACTAGATTTAATGATATTGCGAGCTAATATTGGGCATGTAGCATTTGCATGTGAGAAGCAAAATAACCCAAGAGACCCATCTAAAGCTGAGTTTGATGAAGATTGGTTTGTAGATACAGACTACGATCAATTACCATTAGACGTACCACTAGTAACAGTAGGATATACCGATCCTGCTTCTGGTGGTCAGACAAAGCGACACGACTATTCTGCAACTATTCTTCTGCATTACTCACCAACTGAAAGATGCTGTTATGTTACAGCTGATATAAAGAAGCGGCCAATAAGTCAATTAATTGACGATATAATAAGACTAGCTAAAGTATATAAGCCTATAACATTTGGTGTTGAGACCAATGGATTTCAACATTTAATAGGGGAAGAAGCTATAGCTAAATACCAGCTACTGCCTTTAGTAGCTATGCCTAATTTTGGTACACATAAGAATGTTAGAATATCTAGGTTAGCTGTATGGCTACAAAGAAAGTTCTTTAGATTTAAACGTAACTGTAAAGATACAAAGATATTACTACAGCAACTTTTAGAACATCCACATGCTGCACACGATGATGGATCAGATGCATTAGAAGGAGCATTGAGAGCATTAACAGATGTATGTAACCTTGAAGACGCGTCACTAGAACCAGAGGATGACCAAGTTGGAGATAACATATTTGACAATAACGCAGTCCTTGGTATGGATTGGTAATGCGCTTTGTACTAGCTTTAGCCACAGTATGTCTGATTAGTTGTGGTCAAATTGTACCAAAACAACAGATTATAACTACTACAGCTACACAAACACAGACGCAAGAGTTACAAACTAAGATAGAAAGTACAGCGCCAAAGCCTGGTGAAATTTTAGAAGTAAAAGTAGCTAAAGAGCGTGTACGAGCTATAGAACAACAGATACAGAATTATCAGCAACTACTACAGTCCGCTAAAGCTGATCAACAAGCAGCAGAAGACAATCGTATATCTAATTGGTGTCTATGGGCCACAGGCATATTTGCAGTATTAGCTGCTGCTGCGTTTATAGCGGCCTGGTTCTTACCTGTACTTAAAGTACGTTTAGCATACGCTGGCGCAGCATTAGGTGTGTTATCTGCGCTATCTTTATGGTTAAGTAATCATGTGTGGGTGGTAAATCTTGTAGGTTGGGTAACGTTTGCAGTTATAGTTGTAGGTATAATTGGTGGAATTGTAGCGCTATTAATACGTGAGATTGGTAAAGGACATATCGCTGTACAGCATGCGTCTAACTATGCAGATTCTTTAGAGGATTTGATTAAAGAGCATTTACCATCTATTAATAGTGGGGGTGTAGCTGAAGTAACACAAGCATTGACTAATGGTGTACTCAAAGCTAAAATAGATGTAGCTAAAAACCAAGCAAAAGATAAAGTGCATACATTAACCGATGATATTCGCACACTAGGATAGGATCTATTATGTCTGATAAATCTAAAGTAGAACTAGCAGCAGAGCAATTATTGTTACAATGCTTAGTAGATACATCCGCACTATATGGTGATACTAAGATTATAAACAATGTTCGTGAAGCTGCTGGAATGCCTTCACTAGCTGTAACTACACATGAAGCTACTACTAATGGATACGGAGATTATCGTGCATATGCATCTGAAAATGACGGAGATAGTAGTGATCAATTTGATGGTTGGCTACCTTTACGCTTAGCAACAAATATTCGTTATTACGACTATACACTACAAGAGCTAAAACTTATTCGTAATGTTGTACGCATTACATGCGATACAAATGAAGTAGCTAAAAATATACTACACCACTATCGAAATTTCATAGTTGGTCGTGGAGTACAAATAGATATATATCCAGAAGACCTTGGTGATAGTCCTGAGAAGTTAGCTACTACAAAAGACGATGTAAATATCCGTAAGATGAAAAAGAATTGGAAGCTATTTTGTATAAAGAATAAGTTATCATCTAGGTTATGGGAATGGATAAGGCGTGTTCATAGGGATGGTGAAGTATTTATGCGTGTGTTCAACACACCAGAAGTACCTACAGTACGCTTTATAGATCCAGCATATATTATATCTGGTGATCCAGATGCGCGATTTGGTATACGGTTTGATGAAACAGACTCAGAAAATGCCCTATCTATTGTATATAGATCACCAGTTACTGGGGCTGAAACTGATATATCTACTACATCTATTATAATGGATAAGCGTAATGTAGACGCTATAGCTCCACGAGGTATATCATCTTATTGGCCTATTCTATGTAACTTACGTAGGCTTGAAAAGATATTAGTAAATAGCTCTGTACTTGCTACAGTACAAGCAGCTATAACTATGGTACGTAAGCATGATAGTGCTACTGGACCAAAGGTACAGAATTTCATCCGTAATACATCAGATGGAATAAACCGTAATGATAGTAATGGTAAAACTATATATGCTCGTAAGGTTCGTCCAGGGACTGTACTAGATGCTCCTCGTGGAATAACATATGATTTCCCATCTCATAATGTAGATGCCTCATCATTTATTAAAATAGCTGAACATGAATTATCTCATATAGCAGCATCATTTGTGTTACCTGTCGAGTGGCTGTTAACTACAGATCCAAAAGAACCATTGACACCTGGATCACCAGTAATAGCTAATTTTGAAGTGGAACAAGAAATGTTATTTGAGAAGACAGAAGAACTGTTTTGGATGGTACAAGCATTAATGGGTGTTAATGTAGCTAAATGTAAAAAGGAATATACGCTATACTTTAATGGTAAACGTCTAGCAGTCGGTAAGGCTCTAGATGAAGCCCGTGTAGATCAGTTACAGTTACTATGTGGTGCTACATCCCCACAAGAGATAGCAGCTAAGAATGGTACTAATTGGACTATATCTCGTGCTAATATGATGAAGCATAGGGCTACAAAACAACCAGGAGAAGTAATGCCTGGTGATGCAGGCAATACATCTCCGTCTAATAATCTAGATAATGGTGGAGATGGAAATTCTACAACGACAGCAGGAGCTGTTACAGGACAACGAGTACAAGCAGGTGATGGAGGAACTAATAAATGACAAGTAAAAATAAACATTCGGAATTTCAACCCCATGACGATACTATAGGACATAATAGCGTAGTAGAAAAGGCTGTACATGTATCAGACCATGAATGCGTGTATTTAGCAGATAAAGCTAAAAAGGCATTGAATGAAAAAGGTACAGAATCGCGCTTACGTGAAGCAATATCACCAGATAAAAAGGACGGAAAGGCTACAGATATGGGGACATGGCTTAAAATATTAGGTATAGTTTATGGTATAGCCTCACCATTTGTTGTATGGATAGTAGTGACTATATATAGTCATAGTACAGAACTAGCCATATTAAAGATTAAACAAGACTCAATAGTAGAGCAGTTAAATATAATATCTAAAGTCTATACTAAAATAGACGATCTTAATATAGCTATAACAAAGATACAAATTGATATAGCTACTATAAAAGCCAAAGGAAATATTCCATGAAGGACCAAGCAACAACCATAGAAATGGTAGCTATTGAAGCTGCTCGTGTAAGTAAACCAAAGATTGATGGTAACATCATTCGTGGTGTACATCTTGTAGGGCTTCAAGCTAAGAATATTGTAAAACCTAATGAGACACCATATACATATAAAGAGGTAGCACTTCAAGAAGCTGTACAAGCTGGTATATATAATGAGATTGATGTATTTGTTGGTCACGTTATACCAGAAGATGGCAAACCACTACAGCCACGTAATCCATCAGATAAGATTGGTTATACTTCTAATATCACATATAAAGCTAGTGAAGGTGTGTTTGGCGATTTAGTTCTAAATCCAAAGCATCAGGCATATGAAGCATTTATGTGGTGGGCTGTAAATAAACCTGAGAAGCTCGCTTTATCGCAGGTAGCAAAGACTATCTATGATGTACGTGAAAATGCAATGACTAAAATCATCAAGGCAAACTCATTAGATATAGTGTCAGAAGGAAGCACTACTCATACAGGTTTATTCCACGAAGGTATTCTAGCTGATGAGATAATGAGTGAAAAATGGCTAAGGATTATACTTGACCAATTTGATGTTGAACGCGGTGAAGTAATGTATCCTATGTACTGTGGTGATAAATCGCAGTTGACTCAACAGGAAAAGGCTATAAAACTCCTCCCAGCAGTTAAGGATCTTCTAGAAGAAGTAACTAAGATTGCTACAACCAAACAAGCCGCTGATCCAGATAATGACGGACCTGCCGGTGTAGACAATGAAACAGAAGAGAGTTTAAAGGATAAAAATATGGACATTAAAGCTATCACACTAGAGATGCTAAAGACAGACCGTAAGGATCTTGTCGACGCTATCGCTGCTGATGCTGTTAAAGCACACGTAGCTATAGAAGCTGCTATAGAGAAGGCTCTTGAGCCTATCGCTAAAGACAGCCGTAGTGCTACATTTACAAAGTTAGTTCGTGAGGCTGTCATAGCTAATGATGATAAGCTAGTCCAAGAACTTGTTAATGACCGTAAGTCACTAACATCAAAGACGGATGTAACTCCAACAACAACTGTTATTGAAGCTGCTCCTGCTCCAGTAAGTAAGATTGTTAAGCAAGAAACTGAGACTAAGAAGCCTCTATCAATTGCTGAAATCGCTACCCTAGTAAACAAGCGGTAATAAATAAGGAATATATACCATGTCCGCAATTCATCGTACTGGTCCAGTTGATATTCAGCACTTCGATGTTGCTGTTACATCTACTGTTCCCACTAACACAATCAATCCCGGCGACTTTGTCGCTTATGTAAGTGATAAGGCTGTTCCTGCATCAGCTTTCACATGGGATACCGATCTAGCCACTACACAGGCAGCATTCGTAACAGCCTTCTTAGGTATTAGCGAATCACGCTCACGCGCATCAACTACAGATACACGCGATCTACGTATCGCTGTAAATACAGATGGTGTGTATGAAGCTGATTGCACCAGTGGTAATTACACTGTTGGTCAGTTTATTGGTCTAGCAAAGGCATCTGGTAATGCACTTCTAGCAAGCCAGCTTGTTGGAGTTGCTACACGCACACTTGCTGTTGGTGTTGTTCTAGTTCCTGGTACTAGCATCACTCGCGTCAAGTTCCGTCTACTCAATACAATCTCTAAGAAGTAATATAAAGGAATAACCACAAATGTTTACTCACGTTTTTGAGTCAGCCAAGACTGATGCAGAGATTAAGGAGACCACAGCTAAAGTAGTTGATGCTATTAAGGCTAAGGAAATCCTACTTGAGAAGGTCAGCATCCGTGATGTAGCAGAAGCTACATTAGGTGTTGATGGTCTTCGTAAGATGGCACAGTCATCTAATGAAGTCAGCTTCCATATGGTACAGGAAGCCGTAGCTCCTGTTAACCTCAGTGCATTCACAAATATTACAGGTCAGCTCGTACTACAGGGAGTATATGACGCATACTCTGCTCCTGAGTATATCGCTGAGAAGCTAGTAACTGTTGAAGCATCACGCGAGGATAACACTCGTACTCCTGGCCTACAGGAAATTGATGCAGATGCTATGGAAGTCGAAGAGGGAGCTGAGTATCCTGACGTTAAGTTCAATGAAGACTATATCAACGTACCACAGTCTAAGAAGCGTGGTATGAAGATTGGTATCACACGTGAGATGGTATTCTTCGACCGTACTGGCATGGTTCTAGAGATGGCTCGTTCTGTTGGCGAGAATCTAGCTCTTAATAAAGAGCGTCGTATTATGGACGTTGTATTAGGTATCACTAATACCTACGTTCGTAAGGGTGTTGCTCGTAACACCTATGTTAGTGCTACCGATAATGCTAATGATCCTCGTATTAATAAGATCACTCAGGCACTAACCGACTGGAACTCATTTGACGTAGCTCTACAGACCTTCGAGGCTATGAGCAACGATTCAACTGGTGAAGCTAAGCGTCCAATCATCGTTCAGCCCAAGGTTGTTCTTGTAACACAGGCTAAGTGGATGACTGCCCGTAATATTGTTGGAGCTACACAGATTCGTGTCGGTGGAGCTACTACAGCAGCAAATACTCAGACATACGCTAATAGCCCTGTTGATCAGTATGAAGTCATTACATCTCCATGGATCAAGCGTCGTCTTGTTCAGAGCGGTGTAGCTGCCTCTAACGCTGACAAGAACTGGCTAATTGGTGATCCTAAGCGTGCATTCCGTTATCGTCAGCTATTCCCACTACAGGTTATCGCTGCTCAGCATGATAAGGATGCATTTGATCGTGACGTTATCGCACAGTTCCGTGCTGATGAACGTGGCGTTGCTTATGCTTACGCTCCTTGGTACATGCTTCTAGCTAATGAAGGCTAATTAGATTATAAAATCTAAGGATGCCATGAGCACCCTCTATCTTACATAAGGTAGAGGGTGTTTTATTTTTTATGCCTGACACCGAATATACACCACCAGCATTTGTACTTACAGATACTAATACTCTATCTATAATAAAAGAGTCATTAGATAGAGCTATACTGACTAGACAGAATATACTAGCTAAGCCTAAACCATCGTATGATATTGATGGACAGAAATTTTCATGGGCAGAGTATCTAAAGATTCTAAATGAAACAATAGAACAGTTACGAAAGAACATGCAAGACTTCGATACACCATATGAGTTTGACTCATCAATATACTTTTAATTAAGGCTTACCATGTCAAATTTAGTTTATAATAATTTAAAACTTAGTTTAGCAAATGGTGCTGTAAATCTTAATACAGATACCCTAAAGATTCTACTTGTCACATCTAGTTATACGCCAAATATAGATACACATATATCATTAGCTGATATTACTAATGAAGTGGTTGGAACTGGATATACAGCAGGTGGTCAAACTCTACAAAATAAAACAATAGCTTTAGATTTAGTTAACGATAGAGCTTATCTTACTGCTGACAATCCAACATGGAGTACCGCTACTATAACTGCCGCAGGAGCTATAGTATATAAGAATAGTGGTGTTGCTAACACAAGCTATCTTATTACATATTTTGACTTCGGTGGCAATAGGACCTCTACTGGTGGCGACTTTACTGTTGCGTTTGATTCAACTGGAATACTAAGAATACAATAAGGATTCACAATGAGCTTACAAACACAGTCAACTAATGCTCCTTATTACGTGTCTGTTACAATACCAGACAATACTGGAATTGGTGCGACAATACAGTCATTGATAGATACAGCTTTATCTGGATTAGATATAACACAGAAGGCATATAAGTATGTTACAATCGAAGGGTATATCCCAGGCGCGGCTGGAACTCAACGTGCTGCAATAGTTGTAGCAAGTAAGCGATTAAACGCTACTTCTGTAGTTGCAGGTGACTATACATCTCATGGAAAATATGTTCCAGCTGGAACAGCCTTTACAGAGCTATCAGATGCAACAGCATCTGTATATGTACGTTCAGCTAGTGGTTCAACAGTATCGGCAGTAATAAAACTACTATAATTATATGTCATACCGCATCCCTGCTGGATTATGTTATCCTTGTCAAGTTGTACTTGAGGATATTAAAACAGGACAGAAGATAGCATTTGATGATGCTATAGATGAACCTACATTAATATCACAGATGGATGCTATTTCACATATAGATTTTGAAGGATGGAGATTATTTGGTTGGGGTGCTGGTCCTACTCTTGGTCCTATTTGTGATATTGAGAGGGTATAATGCCTCGTGTCTGTCTAGCCCTATCCTCTATTAGTACATCAAGTACAGCTGGAAATGTACGTAAATGTGCTGCATATAATGTAACTGTAGATAGTCCAGGAAATGGACGTTATGATGACTTTGGTACACAAAGAGTAAGTAATACATTTACTATACCTAATGGTGTTACAGTGTCGGTTATGGGTATATGGTTTCATACATATACCACTAGAGCTGGGTATATCTCATTAAAACTTCAAAAAGGTGGTGTAGATATAACTGGAGCTACTTGTTCTATGCAAGTAACAGCTGGGAATTTTCCAGCTAGATATGGGTTTAGAACACTACCTAATTTTACAACTCCAGTTGTTGGAGATGGTAGTAGCACATACCGTATAGTCGCTCAATGTACAACAGCCACAGCATTTGGTGGATCGGCGCAGGCAAATAGCATCGGCTGGATGCGCTCAGCCACGGCATCAGACTGGGGATGGGCGACAATAGATGATAGCGACACCACGACCGGCATAACTGCTGGTGATACGCTGGTGACGAATATCGGCGCTAACGTCACCGTTGACAGCACAACACCGACGCTTGCCCCTATTGTTGCCGGTGGACCAAGCCTGTGGTTGGGAGACGGCTCAAATCTTATTGGCTCCGCAGGCGGGACAATTGATTTAGGCGCTGGCAATTTGGACTGGTCTTCTAATTCAGCGCTAAAAGCAGGAACGTCAGGAAGCCCGTTGTCTGGCGCGTCACCATTCACTATTAAAACTTCATTACCAACTGGTAGCTTTCTAATTCAATCACACTATATGCTAACAGACTTACCCGACTATTCTAAATATGTTGAATGGTTCGGCGCAAACTCAGTAACGTCATGTTATTTACATATCGGATCGGCGTATAGTGGGTCTAACGCCTCTGGTCAAAATAAAATAACGTTTGAGGAGGCGATTCCTGGAACGTGGACGGTAGGGGATTCAATACCGCTCATGGCGAAGGACCAAGCGGGGGGCGATGCCGGCAATGCTGGCGCATATTACACCATATCCGCGATAGACGCTCCTAACAAAACCATAACTATTAATGCTAATCTTAACGCATCTGTTATAACTGGCGGAGTAGTTATAAACGTTAGTGAGTGCGCCAGAGTTTGCGGTATTCAAATCCAAAGCACGAACCGCATTAAGCTAGCTTACGTTCAGTCCCCCGGAAATGACCAAAACGATCATGCGACTATAAAAGGAGTTTACGCGAAAAACTGTTCGTTGGCGATGAATGACCTAACTGGTTCAACTAGCGTTATTGACGGGTGGTTTACCGATTTCCAAGGCAATAACGTCTATCCGATGGAAATGTCTATTGGATGGACCGGCGGTTCTACTGTATCGCGGGTATTCCACTTCGGTCGCGGTGCTGGGACTGGATTAGACCCACAAATGACCATCTATGGCGGAAGTGGAACATATAACACCATCTGGATGCAAGCTACGGGGAATGCGAACTCTGGAACCAGCACAGGCATCCAAACAACCAGTAACACCTATAATGAGATTGGTCTAGTAAACCAACCTAACATTGTTGGGTATGTCGCATGGAATCTAGCGGGCATTAATAATATTGTTAATACTTTGCGGTGCATCGGTGCCGCCTGGCGTATGACCGGACAAGCTAACGTTGTAGACGGCGGGTTCCAAAGGTCGGCGGGATTCTCCGCAGGGTTCTTGATTCAGAGTTGCACTAACGCGGAAGCTCGTAATTTTACTTTCGGCGTCGGAACGTCTAATTCCAACTACGATATAAACCCAAACGCTACCGGCTTTGGTAATAATCCTAGTTTCATTCAAATGTTATTTACGAATTGCTCTGTGGGTGGCCGTGGTATTAATACTGTGGCAGGCTCCGGTACGCCATTAATGTTTGACGGCTCCTACCTACAGTTCCACAATTACGGCGGAGTCGTAGGCGACCATCGTACATGGAAGCCGTACGGAACTTTCGCAACAGATGTTACATACACCAAGCTTTCGCAGACGGTGACGGATGCCGCGTTGGGATTAAAACATACGTTCAAATTGCTTTCCGGCGTCATAGCTGGCGAACCGATGTACCTGTCCGTAAGTGCGCAAATATCTAGTGCGGCTTATTATGGTGGAGTTTACTCCGCTCCGAAGGTAGATGTGTTTGTTGATAGCCACTCCACCACTGGAAGCCCCGACGCAACCGCAACCCTGGCGCTTTTAACGGCCGCCCAAGTGGTTAATACTCCGGTTACTCCAGGGGCCAGCAATGGAATTATATCTTTAGTACCAACCAGCAAGAGCGACGCCGGGGCTAGCTCTACTGTCGTTTGGAATAGCCTGCAAATAATCAAGGCTAATTGGTTAAAAGTAAAAACGATTACTCCTATACCAATTAGTGAGACCTTGACATACCCTGTTGCTGCGATTCCCAGCGACAGCACGAATAGCGCCATTACGCAGACCAATCAAGCGACGGTAGACGCATACCCTGGCATAGCTGTCAACGCGAACATCGTTTTAACTTCCGACCATTCACTGTTGGAAGTGTACGATTTTGGGCAGTCATGGCAGACTAAATCCGAAAATATTGTAAGCTTATCCCCGTTGGTCACGACAGATAAACTAAACTATTCTATGGGCGGCAATTTAACGCTCACCGGGGCTAATCTGTCTGGTACGGGCAGGATTATCTTAGCTAGTGGCAAGGCGTTCACCCGCACTAACGGCACCGAGGTTTCCAGTGTTGTCATCCAAAGTGACGCCGGAACGACAGGGTATTGGACGCAGGAATGCGACGTTGGCGCCACGGTTGACATCAGAGACCACACTGGCGCTCGCGTGCGCCTTGTGGCTAGTTCATCTGGCGCTGAAAGCGTGTTCATTCCGCATGGTGTAACTGGTTCCTATACGATGAAGTTCGCCAAGTACGGGTATGACTCGCAGACAGTGTCCGTTGTAGTCACTGGCGGCGGCTATTTCGCTGGTAAGACGACGCTTGTTCCTGTTACGCAGTATGAGCCTAATCCGGCCGTGGTCGCGGCATATACTGTCATAGACACCCCGAACAAGCTGCATGACTACGCTCACTATTTTGAAACCACATCTACCGGTATCGTTTATCCACTCGCGGCGGAACAGTCGGGGGATACGGTCAATAGCACGAGCTTTATTGTTATAAACAAAACCGCTGCGGCCGCATTCGCGTTCGACGGTACGAATATAACTATTAAGGCGAATGATTACGGCGACGGACCAACCGCTAAAGTTACTAAGACGACGCAAACCATCACGCTTCAAAATGGTGCAACAATTTCCAGCCGGTACGAGGATTCTACCGGCAAGGCCGCGAAGTTAACACTGCACCTGCCACGGTCAGCGATGACGGTATGCGTACAGAATGCCGCCGGCGTAGATCAGGTATGCACCCCAGGGCTAAGCGGGGATTACTCACTTCTCGTTCTACCAGGCGCCACCGGTACATGGAAATGGGGCGTAAAGCAACAGGGATACGAGGCTGCAACGGGTACGTTCCAGCCGTCTTTAGGCCTTCTTACCGAGGTTTCTCCAGTATGCGCGCCGATTGAGACGACGGCGGGGGCCAGTATGTATCAAGGAACTACAAGTTCACTTGTACAAGTAGTTTTCTCTGGAGGATACGCGTACATAGATATAGGTAACGGTACTCCACCATTACAAGCAATATACGATATGGTAGAGAATGCACTTGTTACAGCTAATGGAATAGATTGGTTATTGGGTGGCAATGGCACAATATCAATATTTAAATCTATCGGCGGAAACTTCTTGTTCTTAAGTGATAAATGGCGTGCTCGTAGGTGGCATGCAGGAGATATAAACTCCACTGTTCCAGCTTATATACAGTCTACTGACAATACACCGACAGATGGTACCAATGGACCTGTGTATTTCTTAACTAGTGATACACCAACGTCTGTAGCAGCAGCTGTAAGAACAGCACTAGCTGTTGAATTAGCTAGGATAGATATTAATACTAGCAGTGTTCCAGCTCTTACTGGAAGTGGTACAGTAGTTACTGGTTGGTCAAGGGACCGTATATTACGTAAACTTGCAGCACTAGCAATTAGTAAGACTAGTGGTAACTCTCTAACTGGTGGAGTTGTTACAATACGTACACTGGATGATACGGCTGATGAGATGTCAGCTACGTTAGATACAAATGGAAATCGTACTGCTGTAACACAAGGCCCGTAACAAATGGCCTGGAATGGTAAGTTTTTAGGTAAATGGCTAGGGAACTGGCTTGGGTCTATAACAACCTCAAGGTTTCCAGTTACTGCTGTATCAATAACTATACTCGTACCTACACTTACAGTAGTAGTATCACAAAAAGTAAGTGTACAATCTATCACAGTAACTGCACCTACAGCTGTAGCTACTGGTAAAGCTAGAACAGTTGTAGGCGTTACACAAGTAACTATTACCGCACTACCAGTAACAGCTATTGTAAAAGATAGAATAATTGTAGGCGCTGCCAGTATACAGATAGCACCTATAACTGTTAGTACATATGGTTCTGCTACAACTGTAGTTACTCCTTGTATAGTAACTACAGTTGTACCATCAGGTAGTGTATATGCTTCATCACTAACAAATGTAACCCCATCCATTATAACACTTGTAATATCTAGTGTTAAAGTATATGGTTGGCAAGATCAATATCTAAGAGTAAAGGCCATCATGGTTAAGATAAATACTCCAGAACTACTAGCATTCTCTACAGATATAACTACAGATATGGAAGTAGTAGAAGCTATGGAAGTAGATATGGAGTCTATGGATGGTACGCAGCAAGTAAAGCTTCTACGTAAAACAGATAATATAGTTTATGATTTTACTAGTGGTCAAGCAATACCAGAGAATAAAATATACACGTTTAATACTGCACTAATAAGAGCTATTAGTGATAGAGAGAATCGTACTATACGTCAGTTACGTCAAGCTATGAGTGCCGTACAGAACGATGAGCTTCATACAATGGATACTATAATAGAACTACCAATGCGTAGCGATGTACAAATAGTTCCTGGAGATGTGGTACAAGCAGATTTACTTGGTACACAGTATGTGGTAGTTGGTATAGATACTTGTACATTAAAGACACGTTGGAGATTAGGAGCTAGGAAGCTAGTATAGTATGGCGATACAAAGCATTCTTCCTGGTCAATCCGACGCTCTACGTAGATCACGTATGAGGGATGCTTTGTTAAAAGTAGCAAAGAAGCACGATAAGTATTTGAAACAGGTAATAACAGAACAGATAGACCTTACCATAGATGAACTGCGTATAGAAACTCCTAAAGCTACTGGTGCTGCTGCGGGTACAACACAAGGAGCACGTAAACCAATGTACAGGAGTCATCCAGGATTTGGTAGAACTATAGGTAATGCTCCTGGAGATACAGGATGGCAACCATACGAAGCAGATAATGGTAAACATTGGGCTATTATAAATCCTATGTGGCAGCCATATTTAGCTGTAGTAAATTATACACATATAGCTGGTGGATTTGTGGATAGGGCTGCTAGGAATCTTAGACAAAGATTATTAACATTAAAGAAAGCTAATATATGATTACATATTCTGATTTATATTTAGGGTTACTAAAATACGTTAAAGCAGTAGATGAAGCCATGCCTATTTTTATACGTGGCACACCTATACCATCGTATGAAGGACATAATGAATGGATAGCATTTGAGGTAGTAGGGTTTCTAGAGCATCCTACAAGAGTATTCTCAATAGATATGGATGTAGACATACAGTTAATATGTTACACACGTCACGCTACACATAGAACTGATAATAAATTTACAGCTATGTATAGTTTATTAGATAAGTACGCCCCTCTATTTCATAGCAAGGATGTGCTTATAAAAGACACTTGCATTCAGTTTAAAGAGAATAGAATAGTACCGTTGGACCTAAGAACTCAGACCATGTATAGTAAAGACTATGCAGATTCTCAGTCTTCAACACACATCTTAGCTACAGTTATATTAAACCAAGGCTTAATAAGTTCTACACGGTTAAGTCAGTAAAGGATACACCATGGCTGCTTCAACTAGAAACCTACGTCACGGCAAACTAACTATTCGTGACGGTAGCACACCAACACCAAACTCACTTCTCATTCCTATTCAGGATGGTGATCTAGATTTCACTATTACATATCCAGTATTTATTGTTAAGAATCGTGGTAAGATCGACCACAAGCGTTCTGGTGATCAGACTGAGATTGACTTGAAGTTTAGCTTCAAGTTTGAACAGTGGAACTATGCTACTGGCGTTTCTACTGGTGTAAGCCCTGTAGACGCCCTAACTCAAAAGGGTGGTGCTACTACTTGGGCTAGTTCTGGTCCTAGCTGTGGCCCTTATAGTATTGATATTGTGTTCAATATTACAAACCCATGTAATATTGC